TCAACGTTTCTTAGCCCAAATCAGGTACTCACACCCTTGAAAAGTGCTTCGAAAACGCATTCTGAAAGGTCTACAAAAGGTTCGTCCGGCCGTCCAAAATCTTCGTTTGGGAGGGGTAAAATGGAGACTCGTTCCAAAATGGGGTGAGTTGCCGACGGCTGCTCGCGTGAGAAAAAAGTGGGACATTATTTTGGAGAACGACTATATCGATTGTAATGTTTCACGCGGCCTCCGAGATGTTCGGGTTGGACTCTCTCTCTATACAGTCGCGGGGCCCGGCTCAAATCGAATGAGACGGCATTGTGAAACATCTTGTCGATGCGTCGCACATCTCCCACGTCCCACATGTCGAGAGGCTGATTGAATGCAATTGCACCTAAAAACATTGCACTCATATCCGTTACCCGACTCGTATCCCAATTGTAGAGTGGCTGATTGAATGCAACGGCACCCGCAAACATCGCGGACATGTTTTGGACGTTGCTCGTTTCCCAATTGTTCAATGGCTGGTTGAATGCATCTGTCAGTTCAAACATTCCTAGCATGGTCTCTACGGCGCTCGTATTCCAATTGGATAGTGGCTGGTTGAATTTCGTTTCACCAAACATCCAGCTCATATCTCGAATGTTGCTCGTATTCCAATCGGATAGTGGCGTGTTGAATTGGGTCGCCGCACAGAACATGCGATTAGTACTAATCACATGGCTCGTATCCCAATTGTTCAGGGGTTGGTTGAATGCGAGTGCGTGATAAAACATATCATTCATGTCAGTCACTTGGCCCGTATCCCAATCGCCGAGTGGCTTGTTGAAAGCATTTGCGACCGAAAACATGGAGCTCATATCCGTCACTTTGCTCGTATTCCAATTGTTCAGTGGCTGGTCGAATGACTCGCAACCGTCAAACATTCCACGCATGTCACTCACATTGCTCGTATTCCATTCTCCGATTGGCTGATCGAATGTAAAAAAATCTTTGAATAGTCCATTCATGTCCGTCACGTGGCTTGTATCCCATCGAGATATGTGTCCATACATCGCCAATGCGTCGTTGTAGTGGTCTCGCCATTCGCGCACTGCGATGCGTATCGTCTGATTGTCGAAAGGATACAACGCTACACCGCCACCAGACCGCACACTGCCACGCGTCCGATTCACACGGCGGGGGGAATTGGACGGCGAGTACCTAGTTGGATAGTTGCAATTACGACGAGGCATTTACGTACTCTATTATTTTTTCACGCGTCTACCGTACTTGGCCCCCAGATCGACGATGCCAGTCATGGCATGCCATGCGCCTTTCCGATTGACGTGAGGCCATCTTTTGAAGCCTCTGCAACTTTACACCTCGCTGCTCCCCAAACGAAGATTTGGGAAGGTCGAACAAACCTTTTCGTTTGGGGACTCAATGGGGAGCATAAACTCGGCAAGATGATACAAAACCGTGATAGCATGCTTGCTTGCTTTGCCATGCGTTGATTTTTTTGTGGATACTAATGCGCTTTGTAATAACTTTATGCCCCCAATCGAAGATTTTGAAAGTCGGAACCAAAGTTCGGTCGTGTCTCCGCTCGCGCGAAACACTTTTCAACGAGTCGTAGCCCAAGTTGTGTACTCACACCTTTCCTTCAAAAAGGGGGCGAGTTGCCGACGGCTGTGTTGTTAACCATAGTCCGTCCAAAGAAACGTTTCCGAAAAGTGACATGCAGTCGTCGCACATGTACGTTGGAAATGGTTGGCGGACATTCGTCCGTCTTGGACGGATTATGATTAAAGGGCGTGATGTTGAAGTCGCAAGATGACGCTAATACACGCTATCATGAACGTGTCCGTCAAACTCAACTCACCAGACCAGATGATAGCATAACGACTTGTCTGCCTGTCTAACTCACCACTGAGTAACAAGACCAACTCACAAGATGACCCGCGTACTAGTCGCACGATTTTCATAAGGATGTTTGAAACACCCATCGCCCACATAGCACTCTTTCCTAAGGCTCTTTGAAACACCCCCATCGCCCGCGTAGCACTCTTTCACACGGTCATTTTCGACACTCACCCCAAAGCCCTCTGGGGTTTCTCTTGGATGCTATGCTCTTTTGTAAACTTTATCCCTCCCAAACGAAGATTTTGGAACGATGAACAAAAGATGTAATGCGGATTTTCGAAGAACTTTTCAAGGGCGAGAGTACTCGATTTGGGCCACGAACAATTGAAAAGTCAGTCGAAAATCCGCATTTCATCTTTTGTTCATCGTTCCAAAATCTTCGTTTGGGGAGCATGAACTTTGCAAGATTACACCTCCCGAATGAATAGATTACCGGAAAGGTTGGTTCGACCTGACAAAATCTTCCTTTGGGGAGCATAAAGATGATTACAAGCATGTGATGTTTTGGTTTTCTGGGATGCTACTATCTTTGTAACAACTTTACCCCTCCCAAACGAAGATTTTTGAAGGTCGAACAAACCATTTCCGAATGCGCTTTCGAAGCCCTGATGGTAGCAACATGAGATGACATGGCGATGCGCTGCTATGTCGTGCTATAAAGGGCGCGTGTTACAGGGCGTGTGTTACAGGGCGCGTGTTACAGTAAGTTCTCTCTAAATGTACCCCTCCCAAACGAAGATTTTGGAAGGCCGAACAAACATTTCAGAACGCATTTTCGAAGCACTTTTCAACTTAAATTTCAAGGATGTGAGTACAGGATTTGGGCGACAAAACGTTGAAAAGTGCTTCGAAAACGCGTACTGAAATGTTTGTTCGGCCTTCCAAAATCTTCGTTTGGCATAAAATGGTATTTGTAACGGGCATCATATCATCCTCATGTCGTGAGAGCGAGGCCCGTGTGAGGATTGTTACAAATACCATTTAGAGAGAATCTACTGTACAGGGCGCGTGTTACAGGGCGCGTGTTACAGGGCGCGTGTTGATGCGTGCACCGTTTTGGCTCCACGCTTTGTCCTTTTGTAAAATCGGCATTCATCGGAAGATTTACATAAATAAAGCAAACAATAACGATGGCACCACGCATTACGGATGTGAACGGTAATGCAGTACGTCAGGGAGAGATGTATATTTTGCGCAACACAACCAATAGGAGGCAGCTCGGAAAAGAGCTACCGAGCACCTCCTTTCTGTACATGGCCGGAAACGTGACGAATGAGACCGAGACGACCATCACGGCGGGGATTCACACGCAAGGCCACGCCAACACCAGCCTGCTGGTCGAAGAGAATCCCATCTATGCCTTTCGCGTCGACCAAATGGACGAGAATGGCCGAATGAGACTGGTCAGCGTGTGGTGCGGGCAGTACGTGGGAGTGGGATCGCGGTTGCAGTCGGATGGTGGACGGACGGTCGTGAACCGCGCGTCCGACCTGTGGGTCAGGCACCACATGCCATCCAAACGCCAAGCGACCAACCGAGGCCTCTACCGAATTGGCGTCGAGACGGGCGTCAAGGGAGCATCCGCCGCCTCGAAGCCACGCGCGACCGACCGGAAGAGGCTGGCGTATCTGGACTCGTGGGAGTTGGAGCCATCGCGCGAGCCGACGTGGTGGGCGACCCATCGAGACTCGTCGTCGCAATGGTGGTCGTTTGTTCCGTTTCGCCGAACGCCCGTCTCGTACTCGCTCGTGCAACTCTCGCCCAACACGAGCATCCAAAGCGCGTTCAGCGTTACCATCCAAAACAGCCAGGGCAAGTACCTTCGGCACATCCGGCCGATCGTCGACCACATGCACCGCGTCCCGCACGTGCGGTTCGACGTCTTCACGCCCACCCTCGCCAAATCGTTGCCCAATTCGTTCTTGTGGCAAATGAGGGCCGTGAACGAGCTTCATCACCTGTACACGATCCGGTCGGGCGAAACCGCGAATGCCCTCGGCGTCGTGCCGCAAAAGGAGACGCTCGATATCATACCCGCCGGCGGTTCGAGCCCTCGGGGGTACTTCATCGTCGAGCACGTGAGCGGCTTTGGCGAGTCGATGCGCTTCCGGATGCGAAGCGCATTCTCGTTCACACAGTCGCCGGACGACCAGTGCGTGACGAGCGTGATACACACCGACCAGAACTCGTATGCCATGAACCTGGACAAGACGAAACGGACGAACGACGCCGACTCGTTCTTTACGGTGAGTGTGGTCCGCGACCTGCAATATTGCCTCCAAAATGTCGACCAGATGAACAGCGCCGAGTGTCGAGTGCAATGCGGCGACACGACCCAAACGCGCCGACAATGCAACCAAACTATCGACCAGTTTTGCACCTCCTCCCTCAAAAACTTGCTCACATCGGACGTCTGCCAATCGTTCTGCAGCGACGCCAAGAACGAGCAATCGTGCCGAGTGGCGCTGCAGAAGCTGTGCAAAGACGCCACTCGAGCGGAGCGCGTCGCATACGGCGCCGACTGCGCGTGCTTTCGCGATTCGGACTATTACACGCCCATGTTGGAAAAGACCTTTCCGTCACGTTTGTTTCCGCGAGAGCAACCGGAGATAAAACGGCTCAGCCCCGTCTGCTGGTTCCCCGACTGTGCCAAGCAATCGATGAACTGGAAAAAGCCGAAGGATGCGACGTGTTCCATCGGGAGCATGCGGTCGTTCTCGGACTGCCTCAACGTGCAAATTCGGAAGAACGTTACCAATTTTGATGCGTACAAAAACAATCTAATCACCGAGTGCGCGAGCAACGCCCAATCGGGTGGTGGTGGCGACGAAAACCGCCAGTCGACTCGCCCATCAGGCTACATCGCACTGCTGGTGTGCATCTTGGGGCTGTTGTTCGTTTTGTTCGCACGTTTGGCCCCCGGTGCCTAGAGAGTAGGTCGACTCCTGGTCGAGATCAGCACATAATGATGCGACCATGTGGCTTTATGGTAGTGTATGTGCGATCAGTTACAAGACCGTGCTATCAATGGCAGATTCAATGCATATCATGTGATGTCTCCCAAACGAAGATGGTCGACGGTCGAACAAGTGGCTCGATGCTTTTCGAAGCAAGTGCTTCGGCAACGCCCACTGAAAGGCTTGTTCTACTGTCGTCCAAAATCTTTGTTTACGAGTCAAATTACGACACTTAGTAAGAACATCGATAAGAAACAACAAGCAATGATTTGGGTGTTTTAATGCAACGAAATCGACTCGAATGTCCATTTTCGTGGCATTATGATGCGTTTTCCGCCCCAAATCATTGCTTGTTGCGCTTATCGATGTTCTTATCTACGTTCTTTCATACCCATTTCGACCGAGGGCTGATTCCCGGCTGAAAGCGCGACTTTTTGCTCGCCACGCGCTGGCACGCACGCCGTCTTTAACACGACTCGCAGGCACACCAACTTTAACACGACTCGCAGCCTGAGTCGCATCATGACTCGCATGATGAGTCGCATCATGAGTCGCATCATGACTCGCATGCACGCCAACTTTATCACGACTCGCAGGCACGCCTTCTTTAACACGACTTGCACGCACGCTTTCTTTCACACGACTCGCAGGCACGCCTTCTTTAACACGAACCGCAGGCACTCCACACCTTTAATCATAATCAGTGCAAGACGGACGAATGTCCACCAAACGCTACAAAAGGAATGTGTGCATGCTAAAACTGTGGATTTTTTAGCAGTTCATCTTGGACGGACTATGGGGTTGACACGACTCGCACGCAGTGCCACGCACGCCAACTTTAGCACGGCTTGCACGCACTCCACGTATTTAACGCGGCTTTCACGCACTCCACGCCTGTAAAATGGCTTGCACGCACTCAATCCGACTCCGATGATACGAGGAGTCCATAATGGAGTCCACACCGGTAACACGACTCGCACGCGCGTCGCCTTTAATGCGGCTTGCACCAGCCGTCGGCAACTACAGTGCGGGTCACTTAGTCCGGTACCCAAAATTTCGGACTTTGGACGAATAGATTGATTCGAATTTTCATTTTCAGATGCCACTTCTGGACCCAGACCAGATCAGGACCACAAGTTCTATTCAAAAATGCAATAAAAATATAACGTAAAAATCGGACCTGTTTTTTGGACCTTTTTACCGATATGCAACACAAGGTGTTGCATCAGAAGCCCGGCGTGGCCCACTTATAGTACCCCAAATGGTACTCGAGTACTCACACTGCGGTGCAACATTTCGGGATTTCCTTGGCGAGCGAGCGGCAGTCCCAGCCTTGCACGTTCCGATCTTGCGGTGCCGAATCAAGGCCTTCGGCGTGGTGCCTTCGCAACCCGCCACAAGCCTCTGGACCGCAGTCCTTCCAACGGATCGGCGACAATTGAAGACTTGTGACTCTCGCGCCGATGAAATCTCAAGCTTCCAGCCGCTTCTGCTTGGCAGTCATGATGAGATCATTATGCATGTGCACGGCACCTCAGTTTAGGAGGACGGATCTGTCTGCTTCGTGACGTGCCCCCGAAAATTCGTCACATGTCGTTAGGGCGACTGGCGCTAACTTGCGCAAACTTCCAGCACGGCAAGTCGAATGCGAGTTACGTCAACACGGGCGAAATACCACTCAGGTTGGGCGCGCCGGTTTGACCCCCCGTTTCTATTTCTCGCCTCCATGATCGTGGTTCTGTCGGTAACAGAGATGCGGTGGGACGTTCTTGGGAGCTGGATGCACAGCAACGGCTGCAGCAGCCGAGCAGCAGCCGCTGCTCCGATCGTACCGCGATCTCTCTGTGCAGAGTATTGTGCAGGGGATCTCCCCGGACGCTCGACCATCGATGGCCTCTTGTTCATGAGCGTCACTATGCATTCATGCACATGCTCGGACCGCAGCGCCATTGCCACTGGCAGGACCTATGAGGATTCGGTCACACGGCACAGGAATATCTGCAGACGTCGTGTGTGCTATGTGAAAACGCTGGCGACTGCTAGAGTCCTTAGCGATTCCAATGAGCGTGCACGCTCACTTGCAACCATGATGAACACATAATCGACGGCCGAAAGGGGGGCATACTGAGCTCGGGATGCTGCCTCTATGTGGCCTGCGGCTGCTGCCGCCTTCGGGCCGCTGGGAGCGCCCGCAGGCACCGCCGGGGGTCCGCCAGAAGCCCGGCAGTGGCCCAGTTTACAGCCTGACTTTGGACGGGCCGATTGAATCCAGGTATCAATATTTCACCAGGCAGTAAATAGGGGCCTTTGGAACCCTAATAGACGCGTCGATTGCCGCCCCAAACGCCCCCGGGCGATGGACCCTCGACCGCCTCGGCCCTTTTCCGTTTCTCGTTTTTTTTACTAGTACCCCTGACCGGACTAAGTGACCCGCACCGTAGTCCCCTTTTTTTCGACAATCTCCATTTTGAACATTTCGACAAAAGCGTCAACCTGGATTCGTGGTTAACATTTTGTCGAAATGTTCAAAATGGAGATTGTCGAAAAAAGGGGACTAGTTGCCGACGGCTGGCTTTCACGCACTCCACCTTTAACACGACTTGCACGCACGCAATAAAAGCGACGACATGCACCTCATCATGCTATCATCATCTTGTGATTTGACATGCGCTTTTATGGCTCCCAAATGAGGATTTTGGAACGTCGAAAATATGTGGATAGCACCTTTTGTAAACACGCTTCATACTCCCACCGACTCTATTTGGGCTAAAAGTGACGGAAAGGTATTACAAAAAGTGTTATCCAGATAGATTTCGACGGTTCAAAATCGTCGTTTGGGAGCCATCTTTATCGTGCTATCATCGTCTTGTGATTTCAAGAAGATGCATCGTCATGCTATCATCATCTTGTGATTTTAAGCAGACAAATTTGAGCGGAGCGCATGCACGCCCCTTTAAGTCGCACGTACGCAATATAAAAGCGACCTAGACATGCAACATTTTTTGTGATTTCGAGTCAATTTTTCGACCGACACTCATAGCATGAGGATTGTGTCCGTCGAATAGCATCGCATCAGTCTTGTTGTCGGGCGTGCGAGTCGTGTGAAAGGGGCGTGCGTTAGTCGACATCTGGTGAATCAGTGGTGATAGCATGACGAATCATTGATGTGTCTGAGTGTTTGTAGAAACAGCAAGATGATAATAGCATGGCGATGTGTCTGTCTATATCACAAAGATGATGATAGCATGAGGATTGTGTCCGTAGAAGAGCATCGCATCAGTCTTGTTGTCGGGCGTGCGAGTCGTGTGAAAGGGAGCGTGTGCCGTACGGTCGAACCAACCTTTCCGAATGCGTTTCCCGGGAAGCATTTTTCAACGATTCGTAGCCCAAATAGAGTACTCACGACCTTGAAAAGTGCTCCCGGGAAGCGCATTCGGAAACGTTGGTTCGACCTTCCATGTGTAACGGGCATCGTATCATCATCTTGATGTTGCGACAGCGATGCCAGCGTGATGATGGATGCACTGTTACTGTCTCATCTTAGAATGATTTAAAGTGCATTTTCGACCCGACCCAACGGCCTCCATTCGAATCATGGCGGACGATTTACAGTGCATGATTTGTCTGGACAGTATCGGTACGCTGCTAAGGAAAGGGTGCGCTTGCCGTGGCTCGAGCGCACTCGCGCACGCACAGTGCATGGCAAACGCGGTCGTCTCCCAACTACCCCACCGCGGGGAGCGTGCATGGTCCGAGTGCCAGACATGTGGCCAGCACTTCACGGGGCAGATGACAATCGAACTCGCCGTCGTCTGGATAGCGCGGTGTACTGGGAGCTGCCCCGTCGCACTTGAGCGCGCGATGAGCTTTCACGCAACGGCTCTCCAGCACATGGGCGCACATTCCGAAGCGGCGCGCATATTCCGCGACGTGCTCGAGGCGCGCATCGCGCGGCACGGACGCGCGCACAAGTCGACGCTCGTAACGATGGTGAATCTCGCGTCGGCGATATGGCACGAAAACAAGTGTGACAAAACGCGCACCGAGGCGGAGATGCTATGGCGGGAAGTTGCAGCGGTCCGCGCGCGCACACTAGGCACCGAGCACCCACTCACACTTGAAAGCAAGGCCTGGATCGCACTCTCGCTATCACACTCACTCTCACGGGCGAGCGCGCAAGAAAGAATCGACGAGGCCGCGCAACTCTTCGAGGCCACCATCGATGCGCAGACGCGCGTGCTCGGCCACGACCACGCACACACGCTCATAACAAAGAGCAACCACGCCTCGATGCTCGTGCGGCTAGGCGACTACGCAGCGGCCGAGCCGATCTTTCACGCGGTCATCGCGGCATACCGACTGCTCATGGGGGACTTGCACCCGTACACTATTATGATGTGCGGGAACCTCGCTCAGTGCCTTGAACGCCAACACCGGCGCGACGAGGCAAATGCGCTTTACGACCGAACGGTTCAAACCATGCGTGACGTGCTCGGCCCGAAGCACCCAGACACACTCGAGTACTCGCGCCGCGGTTGCGTTGCTTAACTTGCGCCCAAACTGGAACCGCGTCTGTCGGTCGAAATGGGCATGAAAAACGTAGAGAAGAACATCGATGGTCGCAACAAGCAATGCTTTGGGTCGGAAAACGCGTCATCATGCCATGAAATGGACATTCGAGTCGATTGAGTGGCATTCAAACACCCAAATCATTGCTTTTTGTTCTTATCGATGTCCTTATCTACGTTATTCATGCGTCTTTTACCGAGGGCGACTTTTTGGCTCGCCACACTGAAAATTGTGTGAAGAGCATCGCATCAATCGTGTTAAAGGGGCGTTCTTGCGAGTCGTGGTTCAACTTAAAATGGGCATGCATGCGTGCGAGTCTTGTTCAATGGGTGTTCTTAAGTCGACATCTCATTAGTGATAGCATGACGAGCTGTTTGTCGAACACACAGCATGATGTGTCGGTCGAACTCACAATACCACCCTCAAACGAAGATAGACACATGATCCCATGTTGCAAACAAAAAAATGGCGCAAATTCGCACCCACTACTTAACGAAGGAAGTTGCATACGTGAGTACTCAAAGTTCAGGCCAATTGAACACATTTTTAAATCTATGCTCCCCAAACGAAGATTTTGGAAGGATGAACAAAAGATGAAATGCGGATTTTCGAAGCACATTTCAAGGGCAATTTTATCCCTCCCAAACGAAGATTTTGGAAGGATGAACAAAAGATGAAATCAGGATGTTCGAAGCACTTTTCAAGGGCGTGAGTACTCTTTTTGGGCTACGAAATATTTAAAAGTCAGTAGAAAAGCCGTCTTTCATCATTTGTTCCTCCTTCCAAAATCTTCGTTTGGGAGCATAAATTTGGGCCATGAACCATTGAAAAGTGCTTAGAAAATCCTCATTTCATCTTTTGTTCCTCGTTCCAAAATCTTCGTTTGGGAGCCATAAAATCATTTTGGTGTCTATTGGAAAGTATCCTGATTGTTGAGTACTCACGTATGCACGTTCCTTCGTTAAGTAGTGGGTGCGAATTTGCGCCATTTTTGGTTCGCCATGCCGGACACATCATCCTATCATCATCTTGACTTGTACAAACAAACTTGGTCCTGGATGAACATGAGATGACATGCAGATTTTCCGCATTTTGCCATACTGTTCCTTTTTTGTTCATCCTTCCACAATCTTCGTTTGAGAGGAGTAAAGAACGGTATGGCGAACCAAAAATGGCGCGATTTCGCACCCACTACTTAACGAAGGAAGTTGCATACGTTAGTAATCAAAGTTCAGGCTACTTTCCAATAGACACTGAAATGATTTAAAAGAAATGTATTCAATTGGCCTGAACTTTGAGTACTCACGTATGCAGCTTCCTTCGTTAAGTAGTGGGTGCGAAATCGCGCCATTTTTGGTTCGCTACATGGGTAAAGATGATGATAGAATGATGTGCATGTCGAAATCACAAGAGGATGATATCATGACGCTTGTGTCCGTAGAAGATCATCCCATCGGTAGTGTTAAAGGGGCGTGTGTGCGAATCTTGTTTAGGGGGTGAGGGTGTACTTAGTCGACATCTCATGGGTGATAGCGGGACGATGTGTCTGTCGACCTAACAAGATGAAGATAGCATGACGATTGTGTCCGTAGCATCCCATCAGTCGTGTGAAGGGCACTGTGGCGATCCAAAAAGGCGCACTTTCAGCCCTCGGTCGAAATGGGCATGAAAACCGTAGATAAGAACATCGATGTTCGCAACAAGCAATGATTTGGGTCGGAAAACGCGTCATCATGCCATGAAAATCAGCCGTCGGCAACTATTCCCCTATTTTTCGACAATCTCCATTTTGAACATTTCGACAAAAGAGTCAACCTGGATTCGTGGTTAACACTTTTGTCGAAATGTTCAAAATGGAGATTGTCGAAAAATAGGGGACTAGTCGCCGACGGCTGATGAAAATGGACATTCGAGTCGACTGAGTTGCATTCAAACACCCGAATCATTGCTTGTTGTTCTTATCGATGTCCTTATCTACGTTATTCATGCGTCTTTTACCGAGGGGTGAAAGTGCGCCTTTTTGGATCGCCAGACTGGTTAAAGGGTGTGTGTGCTAGTCATGTAAAAGGTGTTTACTTTAGTCGACATCTCATGGCTGATAGCGTGACGATGTGTCTGTCGACCTAACAAGATGTCGTTTGGGACCAACCTTTCCCTTTCGGAGTGCGCTTTTCCGTGGACGCACTTTCAAGGGAGTGAGTACTCGATTTGGGCGACGAATCGTCGAAAAGTGCTTCCCCGGGGAAGCGCATTCTGAAAGGGTGGTTAGACCTTCCAGCATCTTCGGTTGGGGAACAAAACGTTAACACGGTGGGTGCTAGTGCGATTCTCTTCGTCACTGACTCTGCTCACCACTGAAGTGTAGACTCTCTGGTGTCGTGAACGAGCAGCCATCTCAAACCCGGGTAAGTCTACAAAATCCAACAATCTGGTCCGGAAAAATTTGGTCAGGAACGATTTGGTCACGATGATTGTTCGATTTCCAAACGACAAAGCCACCTTTGTTGTTGTTACGTAGGAAGTTTTGGATGGTTCTGAAGTGCGGTAATAGACGACTGGTAACCGATGCCATCATATCTCTGCGCTCTTGCGTGTTAAAGCCGTCATTGTCAATCACATACCAACGGTCCTGTTCGTAAGGGTCGGTTGGTGTGTAAGTTGACATATCTAACGATTGAGTGCATATGCCACTCACGGTCAGACCTAGGTCGATAATCGTGTCGACTCGGTAGGTTTCTTCTTCGACCACACGCCCACCGAGGCCCGAGCCAATGCGTTCTCTGGTACTTCTTTTCGTGGTTCGCGATCTCGGCGAGTAAAAACGTTTTCGAGGCGAATGGTGCATTTTATTGGACCATTTTTAAAAAAAAATCTGGTCCAATCCAGCAGTCGGCAACTAGTCCCCTTTTTTTCGACAATCTCCATTTTGAACATTTCGACAAAAGTGTCAACCTGGATTCGTGGTTAACATTTTTGTCGAAATGTACCCTCCCAAACGAAGATTTTGGAAGGTGGAACCAACTTTTCAGAATGCGTTTTCGAAGCACTTTTCAAGGGTGTGAACCAAACGAAGATTTTGGAAGGAGGAACAAAAGATGAGATGAAATCCTGATTTTCGACTGACTTTTCAATGGTTCGTAGCCCAAATCGAGTACTCACGCCCTTGAAAAGTGCTTCCAAAATCCTGATTTCATCTTTTGTTCCTACTTCCAAAATCTTCGTTTGGGAGGGATAAGATTGTCGAAAAAAAGGTGACTAGTTGCCGACGGCTGGTTCAATCGCATCGGTTCTCTTCTTTTGGGGGTTCTCTTCTTTTGGGGGTTCTGTTGGAGGGGCATGACACTCACCTGACACCCAAAAATGGCGCAATTTCGCGACCACCGAGGAAAGTATAGATAATAGCATCCGATGGTCCGTTGCTCGGTCATGTCAGTTCGCTCTCGTCCGGCTGCGCGTGTGCGTCGTAGTAGGCCACCACCTTGGGATTGGCGCGGATTTTGCCCGGGTCAAGGTCGGTCAAGTAAAGACCATCCAGGCTGCGGACGCGGGACAACGCTACGTAGATTTGACCACACTCAAAGTTTGACCGCCCGGCGTCGATCTGCGCCATGTCCAGAGAGATGCCCTGCGCCTTGTGGATGGTGATCGCCCAGGCGTGGATGAGCGGCAGTTGACGGAGCGCGACGCAGGGTATGACGTCGCTGCTCCACTGGTGTGGCTCGATCAGGCGGGTGTGCCCGTCTGTGAACCGCACGAGCGGTCGACCGTCGACAAAGTCGACGACGGTACCCTGGCTGCCGTTCACGACCTGGTGCGCCACGTCCAGGTTGGCGACGACCATCACCTGCGCGCCTCGCTTGAGCGCCAGTTGCACGTCCACCATGACTGTGCGAAACAACCGTTCCCACTCCGACTCGACCTGCTCGTCGCTGTAGTCCCGCGTGGACCCCTCCCCACCACCCTTCGGGGCACGTTGGGCGAGTCGCACCTTCTGCAGTTGAAACACGTGCTCGTCGCCGGGGAGGGCGTGCAACTCTCGGGCGTTCAGGCGTTCGGCGTCGTCACGCCGCGGGCAGATCATGGTGGGCTTGAACGGGTGGGTCGGGACCGGCGCTTCAAGTCGCGTGCGCAGCGTCGCACAGGCGTCATCGGACAATGCTCCGACCCTGATTTGGTTGAGAATCGACCGGTACGGCGCGTCCACCTGTCGAAATATGGTCGTCAGCGCAATCACCTCGTCGAACGTTTGGTCCCAGTGCGGATGTTCGAAGCAGAAGGACGCGTTCGGCTCGACCGGCGGGAGTTGGTAGAAATCCCCCGAGAAAACAAGCTGCAAACCACCAAATGGCACGTTCAGTCGACGTCGCGCCCGTCGTGCGATTTGGTCGAGCGTCGCAAACAGCTTGCTCGACATCATGCTGACCTCGTCGACGACCAGCACGTCGATGGCGGACCACAGCTGGGTGCGACCGGACGCCATTGCGCGACGCACCAAGTCATCCTCCGTCCCATTCGCCAGCCCGATCCCGGCGAAGGAATGCAGCGTTTTGGCCTTGCATTGCAGCAGCACCGCAGCGCACCCCGTCAGGGCGCACACCTGCACCCGTTTCGGCCCCGACGTCGACACGATCCGGCGGATGAGCTCGGTCTTGCCCGAGCCACCCGGTCCGGTGACCAGGATGCTTTTGCCTTGGTGGTATCGCTGCAACGCCAGCGCTTGTCGCCGCGATAATTCCATCGGACACATGCTCAACCGTCCCGCAAGCCATTTAAATCAATTTTACTCTCCCAAAACGACGACGAATCGTTAAAAGTCGGCCAAACTAAGTTATGATCCCCAAACGATGATTTTGGAAGGAGGAACAAAAGATGAAATGCGGATTTCGAAGGAAGCACTTTTCAATGGATCATGGCCCAAATTTATGCTCCCCAAACGAAGATTTTGGAAGGCCGAACAAACATTTCAGAACGCGTTTTCGACGCATTTTTAAGGGTGTGAGTACTCGATTTGGGCTACAAAACGTTAAAAATTGCTTCGAAACCTCTTTCTGAAATGTTTGTTCGGCCTTCCAAAATCTTCGTTTGGGAGGGGTAAAATTGAGTACTCACGCCGTTGAAAAGTGCTTCCTTCGAAATCCGCATGTCATCTTTTGTTCCTCCTTCCAAAATCTTCGCTTCGGTGGGCATCCCAAACATTGTGGCGACTCACTGGCGACCACAAACTCGCACTTTCAGGCCTCTCGGTCGAAAGGTGGTATGAACATGTAGATAAGAACCTTCGGTAACAACAAAAGTAATATGTTGGGTACGAAAACCAGGGCTGATTTTGGTTCGCCCGCTCCCCCAACCAAACAAGGAAGGATGAGACGCGGATTTTCGATTGACTTGACGTACGTAGCCAAAATCGAATACTCACGCCCTTGAAGAGTGCTTCGAGAATCCGCATTGCATCTTTTGTTCATCCATCCCAACTCTTTGTTTGGGAGCGTTTTAATCGTTCGTTGTCAGTTGATACTATCACGGTGAGTTTTAGCCGTGATACACCAGGGCGCTAGTCAACGACATCTCATGATGCTATCATGCGTGCAACGGCGCCAGTGGACATCGATGAGGCATCATTCGTCGCAAGATTGCTTGGGTTTGGGTTGTGGGGGGAATGTAGAGCATGTGAAATCGCCGCACGTTTCGGCCACGACCTTTGTCGGCTGCGGCGTGGGGCACATGACTGGGAAACCGGACCTGACCGGAGTCGACGACAAGACCGGCGTAGACGCGTCGCTTGGGTCGGATGAGCACGAGACCGGGCCGAGAAATAGGCCGGGTGGATTCGTGAACTGTGCTGGGAGAGTGTTTGGAGTCGGAGTGGGCGTTGCGACCGGCGGTGTCGGAGTCGGAGTGGGGGGCGGTGCTTGAGAGGGCTTGGATGTCGGTGGCGGTGTGGTCCTGGGGGCGGCCGTTGGTTTGGGGGTTGCGTTGGGGCATTTCGGCGCGGGCGTTGGCGGGGCTTTGGCGTTTGGACACTTTGAAGCGGTCGGCGCCTGGGCTTTGTCCTCTGGGAGCTCGCAGAAGGAGCACGGTAGGTTGTGATACCCCATTCCGAGTAGGGCGCTCAGTTGCGTCGCGCTCGTCGTTTCGACCACCTGCGGTGCGACCTGATGCTTATCGCTCATCCGCTTACAAAAGGTGGGATTGTGGTTCGAGTCGGTGGATAAACAAGAGTTTCTATCACACAAGTACAGAGTCTGATGCTGCACCTTTTGCGTCACAGCATCGAACGAGCACGATTGCGAGAGTACGTAGTTGGAGTCAAGCGCACTTTTGAGCGTGGCGAGCGTCATCGACGGATGCGCGACGCCTGTATCGTACGCACGGCACGTGTTGCTACCGTCCAAGCACTGTCCGTCGCGGCATAGCCTCATTTAACATGATTTTTTTTAAATGCGACGTGCGCCAAGATGCTACCCGCCCACGTTTGCGCGATACGTGTCGAGTGTCTCTGTGACATCTCGAGTCACGGTCGACGCATGGTCCTTCGTTTTCACGGATTCGCTGCGAACATCTTGCTTTCAAAAAACACGCTATGTAAAATGACGTGGGCACTTCTAGGTGTTTTGTTCCTTCTTCTGGCTTTCTGGGTGTATCGCAACACGAAGAAGCCACGCACAAAGCCTGGCTACACATCACCCGACAGTCGGTGGTCGCCACCGAGGGTCATCCAACGCGCTCTGACGATGAGCGAGTGCAAAAACCTGATCGATTTCGTCGAGACGCAGAAGCTACTCGCCCCGAGCAAGGTGCTAAACGTCGACCAAAGCGTCGACCAGCAGGTCCGGGTGAGCGAGACCGCGTGGATACCCAAAACCAATCCGATCGCGCGAAAACTCTGCACGATTGCGGCCCGTTTGGCCGATAAAACGGTCGATTGTTGCGAGGATATGCAGGTGGTCAAGTATCAAGTCGGTGGGTTTTACAAGGCGCACCACGATGCGTGTTGCGACGACTCGGACATTTGCGAAAAGTTTCAAGCGCGAGGTGGCCAGCGGGTCGGGACGTTGCTCGTGTACTTGAACGACGAGTTCACCGACGGCGAGACGCACTTTCCCGAATACAACGACACGAAACTCAAGGTCCCGCCCGGGGACGCCATTTTCTTCCGTCCGCTCGGCGAGACGGACCCGAGGTGCCACCCGCATGCCCTGCATGCGGGTCTGCCCATCGCTTCCGGCGTAAAGTACATCTGCAACATCTGGGTGCGCGAGAGCACCTTTTCGTAGGGACACAATGGTTGGATTCACATCGTGTATGAACAGATGCTCATATCCCATGTGGCGAGCATAAATTGCGCAATTTCAAGGCCCGCTACTTAACGATGAAACAGACCATACGTGAGTACTCCAATTTGGGGAAAATTGCACACTTGAACTCCACAAAATCAAAATGATTTAAGGTCATTGTGCCAAATTGCCCTAACATGAGTACTCACGTATGGTCTATTTCATCGTTAA